CTTATTTTGATTATTTACATGAATCAAACGCCTATAATTATTTATATCATAGTAAGCTTATTTGTAGTCAACTACTTCACTTTTCATCTCTAAATTTAAAACCACACACATTTAGTGTTTTTAATGTTGGTATACCAAATATGTTTTATATTGTTGCAGGATGTTACAATAATTTATTTTCAGAGCTAGGTAAACCATTCATGGTTGTTGTTTTAACAGCTGATCCTGATTATTATACAGATTTTTTTGGTAAAGTTAAAAAAATTAGGTATAAGAATGGTTTATATCTTATTGTTAGTAATTGGAGAAGATTACCAACATTTAAATTGACAGCTTTAAAAGATTGTTATTATGGGGTTTTATCATCAACAATGAATAGTCTAATGAGTTGCACAACAAAAGAATCATATTTTGAAACCTATAAATATAAAAAAATTTTTTCAACTAGAATAATAATTTCTTTATGTTCAAATCAAAAAATTGCAGAATTATTGATGGATAATAGATATGCATATATGTCATCTTTTTCAATTTACACAAATATTAATAAGCTACTAATTGAAAAATTTGGTCCACCATACAGATGTGATCTAGAGTGTTGGATTGTTGATAGAATACTCGAAAAACTACCAATAATATCTAAAGCTGCTTTATCAGGTAAAATAAAATTTGAAAAACCAATAATAATAGATGGTAAAAGAGATATTGGTTCTATGGGTGGTGTACTATCAATACCATCATTATGGGGTGAGTATAATTTGACAGATGTTCATGAAATAATGGATGAAGCATTTATATATGTCCATACATTAAAGGAACCATCTAGTACTTACCATGAGGAAGTAAATGCTCTTAAAACTATTTGCCAATTTCAAGAAGAATATGATAACTTACCAGTTAATATTAAAAATGGTCAAATATCAACAATGGATGAAATAAGATTTTATTTATTGTATCCGACAAAAATTGGTTTTTGTGCACCTGTTGTTTATAATTCAACAAAAATGACACTAAATGAAGAAAAACCAAATATATCAAAAATAGTTGATGATTTAAATAATGAATCTATTTCTGAATTAATTAGTACTAAGGCTGTTATAAATGATATAGACAGAGAAATTATTGAGGATAAAAAATACACAAAGAGAGAAATTGAAAAATATATAGAAAAATTTAAAAAATATAAAAAAGAAAATAACTTGCCATTAAATCAAAAAGAAGAAGAAGAAATAACTGCTCTAAAAAAATTATATTTAAAAACAACATCAGAATATTATGGTCCATTTAAACCAAGACAAAAAGTTTTTGAAACTGTTCTTGCTATTCTTGAAAATCATCCTTCTATTGATAGAACTGTTTTAATGGCAAATCATTTCATGGAAATTGAAAATGGTAAATTAATTGCCGATATATGTATAAAATCCCAATACGGGTCAAAAAGAGAATTTTATGTCATTAATATAGGTGCAAAAAGTATAGCTAGATGTTGTGAGAATTTTTTCAGGAAATTGTCAGAAAACTCACCACATGAAGCTATATCAATAGCTGGTGATAAAAAAAACACTAGAAATGCAAAAAATGCTTGATAGAGTATATCAAAATATCCCATTTGATGATGAATACAATCTTTGTTTTGTGAATGGTGATTGTACAAAGTGGTCTGCTGCTGAAACAATGGGTTCATTTTTAACAATGGTCTATGCTTTAAAAGATAAGATACCAATAAAGTTATATAATCTTCTTCAAGCAACCTTTAATATATGGAGTGATAAATATATTCAAATACCAATGGGAATAATAAATAAAGTTGTTTTCCCAGATAAAGATGAAAAGAAAAATAAAAACTTAAATTTCCTACATAAACATATTATGGAAAATAATGGCAAAATACATAGCACCCAAAATTTCCTGCAAGGTATGTTTAATTATGCTTCTTCATACAAAGCTGTCTGTTGCACAAATTACACATGGTTAATTTGGAAAAAAATTTATCCAAATAGCAAATTATATATTGAGCATATGGAACATTCAGATGATTATGTTGTTGTTTGTGTTTACACAAATAAAGATGATTTTAAAAAATTTAGAATCCTTCATAAAATTATGATGAGGTTACATGGTTATAATGATAGTGATAGAAAAACAAATTGTCAATTAATTTTTATGGAGTTTGTGTCCCAGATGTCTTTTAATGGTGTTATGTTATATCCACAAATAAAAAAATCAAAAGAAGTTAACACAAATTTGCCCTGTGTAGGATATAAAACAGATATGGATGCAGCTTTATCAAGAGTTGGTG